CCCCATTGAGGCATATAATTAAATTATATACCTCAATGGGGCTCTCGGTGAAAAAGCAAAACTGTCACGCTCCAACTCCCCGAAGCCAAAACACCGAGAAACTCTCAAAAAACACCGAGAAATTCGCTTCCCGCCTAAAAAACACTAAAACGTCGCCCGTTTCGTCTCGCTCCATCTCTCCAAGGCTAAAACTACAAAAAAAAAATATTTTCTGTCACGCTCCAATTCTCCAAAATAATAAATTCTAAAAATTTTCTAAAATTCTAAAAAAAAATAAAATTACAAAAAAAAAAACTTAAAGAAATAAAAATTCTAAAAATTCTAAAAATTCTACAAATTCTACAAATTCATATAAAAATCAAAAATGCATATTCATAATAAAAATTAATTTTATTTTATTATACTAAAAAGTCTTTATAACTTATAATAAAAGTCTTAGGAAAAAATTAATCCCTAATACTACCCCTTGCGAGCTCGCCGACCGTCGCGGATATTTTAAAACTGGTATTTTATAGATTCATGTAATTTATTATTTATTATATTTATATATTATTATTTATTTATTTATATATTATTTAGTAAAAAAAATATGTATTCCAGAGGTAAAATAGAAAAAATATAAGTAAAAAGTCCATAAGCTACGTTTATTGTCTTAGGAAATACTTTTTATGTTTCATTATTATATTATATTTATAATTTAATACGCAAATTGCCGAAAAAAATGAAAGTCAATATATTCACTTTTTTCGGCATTTTTACGTATTATATTATATTTATAATAACAATCATAAAACTTATTATATTATATTTATAATTTATTAAGAGAAAATATAGAAAATACACCAACTATACACTGCAACTATACACCGAGAAAACATATAAAAAGTAGTGTAAAACCGTAAATGGTGTATAGTGTATAGTTGTTTTCAACTTCTACCACAGACCCTATAATTATTTTCGGAGGGTTCCGAAAAAAATGAAGTCCCAGAAATTAAATTTCTATTTTAACTATACACACTATACACCAATTACAAAAAAACACTGGAAAACACCAAATTCAACGGGTGTATAGTTGGGTGTATAGTTGGTTTTAACTATACACCACTATACACCAACTATACACTCTAACCCATATTTACATTATTATAACCCAAAACCAAAAAGAAGAAAAAGAATAGTGAAGTTAGTTAATTAATCACACATTGAAACAAACATTTTTTTACACTCAAAGCTATATTTTACTATTTTATAAAAACTTTTTAATAAAAAAAAACAAAAAACAAAAAACAAAAAACAAAAAAAAACAATTATTACAATATACTAAACATTATACAAACTATACACAATTTTTACATTAAGGAGAATAAATAATTATATTTCTGTTATACTTCTTTTAAAATTTTTCGTTGTAGGTGTTCCACCTGATTTTTTATCTTCCAAAGCATCAATATTTAACTCATCAACATAATCACCACTATGTATAGCCTTTATATTAGACAATAATGAATTATTTATTTTATTATTAGAATTTATAATAGCATGAATTAAAGTTCCAAAGCTTGTTAATCCTATCCCTGTCCAACTTAAATAAGGGTGTTGATATGCTTGACCTAACGACGTGCTAAATACTGATATAGTTTGTATTAAATAGAACAAATACCCTAACCATTGATTACTACAATTTATATTTTGACGTTTATTCATAAATCGTAATAAATCATCTACTTTATTTTTATTTATAATATTATTAATTTTAATAATAGTTGCTTCATCAGTAATAATTTCGGTTTCCATTATTTATAATATATAACAATATTATAATTCTGTTTCAATTGATTCAAAAGATGTAATAGAATCAATACTTTCAGGTGTTTTTGGTATATTACTACATCTTTTTTTTTTTAATACATCTAATTTACCTTTATTTTTATTTATTTTTTTTTCATTTCGTTCTATCTTTTCATTTAATTCTTGCATTTGTTTGTCTAATGATTTATTTTCATCAACACAATCACTATTAATACAACCACAATTACAATGTTTTAAATTACTTTTACTAATACATTGACTTAATCCTCCTAATATAGCAACAATAAAACCTGATATTGCTATTAACTCGATTGACATTTATATTATATTAACATTTATTTTAATTTAAAAGAATAATAACTATATAATATAAAACGAACAAAAAAGAAAATGTGCGATTATTCCAAAGGAAAAATATATAGCATTAGAAGTCATTTAACCGATGATGTCTATATTGGTTCTACTACTGATACATTACCTAAACGTTTGTTTAATCATAAAAGATATTATAAACGATGGTTAAATACAAAAAAAAATCGTTGCACTTCATTTAAAATTATTGAAAAAGACCCTGAATGCTATATAGAGTTAGTTGAAAATTATCCTTGTAATAGTAAAAATGAATTAGAAAGACGTGAAGGTGAACTAATTAGAACAACAACTTGTGTTAATAAAAATATTGCTGGTAGAACTCAAAAAGAATATCGTGAAGAACATAGAACAGAAATAAGGGAACATTTGAAACAATATTATGAAAGTAATAAAATAGAAATAAATGAAAGACATAAAGAATATCATCATAATAATAAACAACAAATAAATGAAAGAAAAAAACAATTTTATGAAAGTAATAAGCAAATTTTATTAGAAAAAGCAAAACAAATTTATGAAACTAACAAACAACAATTAGCAGAACGCATGAAACAATATTATAATAATAATAAACAACAAATTTTAGAACAACTAAAACAAAAATATACATGTGAATGTGGTTCAACTGTAAGAAAAGATGGTAAATTAAGGCACGAAAAAACTACTAAACATCAAAACTTTATTATTACTTCTTCTTAACATTTTTCTTATCTTTCTTAACATCTTTCTTTTTTTCTTCTTTTTTTGGTTTATCAAAATATTTATTAGTATCAAGTTTTACTGATAATTTCTTTCTCTGTTTTAATCCTACACCACCTTCTAAAAATTTCATACTTTCCTTATCCTTACTAATTTTATTATTATGATACATTGTATTAATTAATATATAAAAAGATTTAAAATTTGAAAATTTAAAAGAATATTTTTTTTTTAAATAAATTTAAGAAAGTTTTTCAATAACAACACGAGCAAAAGTTTCATCTTCCCCAGTTGTAGTAGCAAGACCTAAATTATTGGCAGGAGCAAGTCCTATAAAATGTTGTAGTTCAACCTCGTCATTTTGTGCTACTACAATAGTAGCAATACCATGAGAGTGTCCGCTGTTGCCGTTAGAGCAAACATCACCAGTTCCTGTAGCAAGAGTAAAACCAGTTGTTAAATTACGAAGTCTAACCATATGTGCTCCAGCATCATAAACAACACCGACGAAATCAACTTTATAAGTTCCGGCAGATTGAAATTGTATTTTATTAGCATTCAAACTAATACCACCATTTGCTCCAGCACCACCTGATAAAGAGTTCAAGGGGCGTTGTGTCCAAGCAGCAGCACCAATAGCACCACCATTAGTTCCTGAAGCAACTTGATAAGACACAATAGTAGGTGCTTGGATTGTTCCTGCTGGACCTTGTGGACCAGTTAAACTACCGCTTGATTGAAAAGAAGATCCATCAAAAACATTGAGAGTATCATCGCTTAAAACAAACCAAGCATCACCAACGACAGCAGTAGCAACTTTGGCAGCTAAAGCAGTTAAATCAGAAACATTGCCCTTTACATTAATATTTGCACCAGTTGCTCCAGTTGCTCCTCTAATTGATGATGAAACTTGGAAAACAACACCGTCCCAAGAATACAATTTATAATCATCACTGGCAAGCCAAGTTTTACCTTGATCGGCATTACCTAAACCACCAGCAAGGGCTAAAATATTAGCAGAAGTATCAGAACCCATAAATGTAAAAGAATAGCCCGAAAATCCTTGGATTCCTTGGATACCTTGATCCCCTTGAACAGAACCAGACTGTATAAATTGTGTTCCGTCCCACACTTGAAAAGCGTGGATATTTTCTTGAAAATATGTTTTGTTTAAGTCGGAAAGACCAAAACCAGCAGAAACAGTAAGTAAATCATTACCAGTTGCCACGTTTCCAAGGAATTGTATTGAAACACCCGCAATACCTTGAATACCTTGAGCACCAGTTGCTCCTGTAGCACCACGAAGAGAAGCACTACTTTGGAAATTAGAACCGTTCCACACACTCATCACATAAGTATCATTAACAAACCACGCCTTGCCTGTATCATCAGCATCATAACCAGCGGGCAGAAGACCAGCATTTGCTACATTTCCCATAACGACTATGCTATTTCCCTGACTTCCCGTGCTTCCTACTGTTCCTTGTGGTCCAGTTGCACCAGTTGCCCCAGTAGCACCTCGCATAGAAACACCACTGTTTTGGAAAGAAACACCATCATAGATATACATTTTGTAATTTGATTCAACAATGTATAAATCACCAGCAGAAGGAGCAGGTATAGCATTTAAAGCAGCTTCGTCAGCAACAGAGCCCTTGGCTACAACGCCGGGTCCTGGATTTCCTTGAATACCCTGGGCACCTTGACTACCAGTAGCACCAGCAGCGCCTCTTAATGAACCTGAATAACTCCAAAGAGTAGGACCACGTGATACAGCAAGTTGAAAAGTATCATCTAAAAAGTAAGCATGACCTACTTCGGCATCAGAAGGGAGAAGACCAGCATTAGCCAAATTACCGAGGACTAACACGTTGTTTCCTGTTTCTCCAGTTTGTCCAGTTTGTCCAGTTAAACCTTGAATACCTTGTTCCCCTCTCAAAGGCGCACTGAACGTCCATAGTTGTCCTGAATAGACATAAAGTCTGTAATCTGTGCTGGAAAAATATGCATCATTTACTTCAACACCTACGAATGAAAGAATTTCTGTGGTAGTAAAAGTGCCCTTTACATTTATAGAAATTCCATTTGAACCATTTTGTCCTGGCAATCCCTGGAGACCCGTATCACCTTTTTCACCATTTTGACCATCTTGACCTGGTTGACCTGTTGCTCCTGTATTACCAGTATCACCTTTATCACCTTTTAAACTGGCAAGCCATTCAGCTTCAGTTCCTACAAAGCCTTCAGCAACGGCGATTTGATAAGCTGATTTACCTTGGGGACCTACTTCCCCTGTGAAAGTCATCATTAATTTACCATTAGCATCAGTCATAATTTTTCTAATAATTCCATTTCCGTCAGTCCCTGCTTGAACGGCTGAACTGTATTCTTCATGTTTATATGTAGCCATACGCATATAGGTTTGAGCAGAACCAGAATTGTTTAAAACAATAACTCTAAAAAATTGGTGTTTAGAACCAACAGAAAAGTTCATTCCACCATTTGCGGTTTTGTAGTTGTGTGTAGAACGAATGTCCCAATTAACTTTATCAACAGATTGGTCTATATAAACTATGGCATCACGGTCAGAAATCATAGAAACAGAAAGTTCAACATATGTTCCACTTGATTCGGCACCACCAACGAATGAAAAACCAGCACCTAAAGCATCATTACTATTATTATATTGAGATTTAGACATTTTATTTATTATATATATATTATATATTATTATTATATTTTATTTTATTTTTTATTTTAAAATTTAAAATAAAAAAAAAAATATTTTATTCTGGATAATTAAAATAAACTTTTTTGAAAAAAACTTACTAAAACAAAAAAAAATATATAATTAATATATAATATAAATATATAATCAATCATGGCACAAAATATGAAACTGATATTATTTAATGTAAATAATCAAACACCTAACAAAATTAACTTTAATGATACTATTAATATAAAAGGTAATAGTAAAATAGCTTTAACAAGTTTTAACGCTTCATTTGAAATTAATAAATTAGGTAAATTATTAACAGAACAATCATTTGATTTATATTTAAATTATAGTGATTTATCACAATTTGGTCAAATTGATCCATTCCCAAAAAAAACAATTACTTTAAAATCTAAAACATATAAACATAAAATTGAATTAGATTTTGATATATATAATGAACTTAATAAATCATTTTCAGCATTAGAACCTTATACAATAAATAATTCTTTAAGGGGTATATATCAAGGTATTGCTATATCATTAAATGAAAATAGTAATGGTAAGACTTTATTCAATATAGATACATATAAAAAAGAATTTTTTACTTTTACAGACCCAGTATTAGAAAATTTTGATATTGATGAAGATGGTTATTTTACAACTGAAAATGATGAATTAGAATTAGATATTACAATACCAGAAAGTAAAATTTTGATGAAAGGGGGAGGCGTTGCTTATCAATATAACGAAAGATTTAATCTATCTAATAGAAATTTTAATTCATATATGAAACTATTTGATGAAGCACAAAATAGTATGGCTTTACACTATAAAACAATACAAGATGGTAATGGTGCTGGAAAAGTAAAACTTGATTTTTTTGTTAGAATAATAAAAAATGAAGTTCCTACTGATTATCCTATATCAAATGATTTTTATAATTATAATAATATTGTTAATGTTATAAAATCTACAGCATTAAAAGTCGGACCATGGTCTATCTCTGATAATGCAAAAGGAAAAAATTTTTTTATTTGGACCCAAAAAAATGGTAAATGGGCTATTGATTACTACGATGAAACAGAAACAAAATATTACAATGTTTTTTCAGATGGTTTAGAATATAATATTGTTAGTAATTATAAATTTAATAAATATATTCAACAACCAAGTATTACTAATGTTGTTTTTAATAGCCAATTAAATCTTGCTACATTTAATAATAAACTAACAGGTTCAACCGTTCGTAAATCTAAAATTGAGTTTAATAATTGTGAAACACTTTTAGAAATGTATAATTTGAATGATGTTCCTGAAAATAGTTATTCATCAGTATATACACCTAATTATCAAACTGAATTTTTCCCTATACAAAATTTTGAATTGGGTTGTGAAATAGATACTATTAAAATCAAAAATTTTGTAGGTAGTAATGATGATAGTGAAGTAGGGAGAAAAAATATAGTATCATATTTTACACCTGAAAGTAAAATATCACAAAGTGAATATATCTACTCTCATAATCCTGCTGAACCTATATACTTATCTGTTGATAGTGATACTGATATAAATTTGAATAGTATTAACATTAGATTTTACAATACTTATAATGGTGAAGGTTTTGTAGCTGATACTATATCCTGTGTCCTTACTAATATGTAATTTTGGTTCTGGTGTATCTTTAATTTGTAATTTATTTGTTATTTTATAATTTTTATCTAAAGTAAATATAAAATGAATATTAATTTTAATACTATAAAATTTGTTATACCATCATATAATAGAGCAGGTAAAATTAAAACACTTGAACTATTAAAAAAAAATAATATTGATATAAAACAAATATATATATTTGTAGTTGAAGAAGAATACGAAGAATACAAAAAGCATTACCCAGAATATAAAATAATAATTGGAGTTACAGGATTAGTAAATCAACGGCGATTTATTAATAGTTACTTTAAAGAAGGCACGAAAATTTTGAGCATGGATGATGATATATTTGCTATTAGACAATTTAATGAAATAGAAGGTGTTAAAACTTTAACTGATACTAATTTAAAATCAATTGTAAGTGCTGGATTTAAAGAAAGTATAAGGGTTGGTAGTTATATATTTGGTATATACCCTACTGATAACTACACAAGAGATATGACTGATAGTATAACATATGATTTATGTTTTTTAATAGGACATTTTTATGGTTATATTAATAGACATTGTGATAATTTAAAAATAGATTATGACCAGAAAGAAGATTATCAAAGAAGCTTAAAATACTTTCTAAAAGATAGAGTTTTAGTTAGATTTAATAATATTTGTTGTATTACTAATACTTATAAAAATGTAGGTGGTATGAATACAGATAGTAATAAAAGGATTGAAGAAAATAATAAAATTGTTAATTTACTTCTGGATACATATCCAGAATATATAAGATTAAATAAAAAAAGAAAATCATTATTATATAAAGAAATAAAATTAATAAAACATAAATCAAAATATCAAGTAGTTGAAATTTTAGGTTATATAGATAAAAATGATTTGATAGTTATAGATTTAATTAATGAATTAGAAAAAACAAAATTTAATATAAATTATAAAAGGTTAAACAGTGGCGTAGGATTGAGTTTTACGTTAGGTTGTCAAAGAATACGAAGAAAAGCAGGTGTATATGAGAATAAATTAAACAAAGTTTACCCAGAGCTATATAATAAAATAAAACTATTTGCTAATAAATATATTACTAATGAATGGAATGCTATTCAAGTAAATAAAAACTACGCGACACAACCACATAGAGATATATGTAATAAGGCTAATAGTTCAATTGTTGGTTTAGGCGGTTATAAAGGTGGTAAAATTAGAATTAATAATTTATTATATGATATAAAGAATAAAATAATTAGTTTTAATGGTAAAAAATATTTACACTCAAATGATTTATCAAGTAATGATAAAAACAGGTATAGTTTAGTGTTCTTTTCATTGTAATTAAAAATATTTACTTTTTATTTCTCTTAATGATGCTGTTATTGTTGGTTTGTTCCATAGAAGGTGTTTTGACCAGAACCCAGCAGTATTAACTCCTGATGCCGTCCAATCTTCACCTGCTTTACTATGACGTGCTATATATGCCGATTTTTTTTCATCTGCTATTTCTTTTCCTTCTTTTTCATAATATATTGTATAGTCAGAATAACCTTTAGCACCAAATGTAATTGTGTTTTCCCTTTGTGTTTCAGTATTAAATATAACAGCTTTATATTTTTTTTTACCAGTTTTTAATTTAGTAACAGAAAGTAAATTATATTTTCCCATTTTTAAAATAATTTTTATCTCACCTAATAATAATATATATTTTTATTTTTAAATAAGAAAAATGTTTAATTTACAACTTAATGATATGTTAGAATACTTTCATTTTATTAATGTAATGCCTTCTGGTAGATTTAAAATATCAATTGATTTAGATTTATTTAATAATATAAGCGAGGATTACTTTTTAGATCATGATATATTCAATCCAGAGTGCTATAAATTTAAAACGTTTCAGGAATATAAAGAATATTTAAGCGATGTATTTGAATTTAAACGTCAATATTGTTATAAACACCCAGAAGTAGATGAAATTATAGATATGATAAACTTGATGTTTGGTAAAACTATTTTGCATAAATTTAAAATTATCGATAGTTCATTTGATAAATCTGTAATTTGTATAATTGAACCGAGCGTAATAAATCAAAATTTGAATGATTTAATTTATTCTAATTAATTACAAAATTATTTTTTTTTGTTTTTTTGCCTGGATTAAAAAATTAAATATCTTTGTATATATTAATATATAAGTAAATACTTTTATAACTTTTTCTAAAATTCTATAATGTCTCAAGTAGCTCACGTTTATAAAATTACTAATCCTTCAACTAATCAAATATACATTGGTTCAACATATAAAGATATTAATGTTAGATTTCAACATCACAAATATCATTATATTAATTATATTAATGGTAATAGTAATAGAAAATTAAGCTCTTTTAAACTATTTGAAAATAATTGTATGGCTATATGTTATGTTTCAATAATTGAAAGTTTAGTCGTAAATGATATATATCAATTAAGAAATGCCGAGGCTAAACATATAATGGAAGCTAAACGATTTGAATTGAAATTAGTAAATAAGAATATACCAAATAGAAGTTTAGCACAATATTATATTGATAATAAACAAAAATACAAAAACTATTATGATAATAATAAAACTAAAATTTTAGATTATCAAAAGAATTATAATAATATGAATAAACAAAAAATAAAAGATTATCATAAACAATACTATATCCAGAATAAAAATAATAATTCAAGTTAAATAATCATCTTTACTATATAATAAGGTTTCAAAATTATGATACAATTTAGCATTTTCTATATTGTAATATAAGAATTGATATTTTTTATTTAATAATTTTAAATGTTCCCAATAATCAGGTATAGCACTACCATGTTCTTCATATAATTTTACGTGTTCTTTTTCACTCATTAAGTTAAACCAAATTAACGCAGTCATACAATTACGCAATGTAGGTGGTAGTTTTTTATAACTCTGGCTTACACACAATATACTAAATGAGTAGTGGCGAAATTTTGTAGAAAGATGATCTACCCTTGTTTTTACTAATATATCAGCGAGATCATCGTATACCAGCAATATTTTAGGTCTTGGTCTGCCTTCTTTTTGTTCGTTCCATTCTTTTTGTGATTTTTGTATTTCTTCAACATACATGCTAATATTCATTAAATCGTCCATATCATCAATTTGACACACGTTTGTCATAGCAGCTAAAATTTTTTTAGTCGTTTTGTCGAATTTACTTGTGGGTGAAAAATAATAAATTTCATCAAAATATGAAGGATTATCTGGGTCATCTTCATTACCGCAATAATAAAAATTAGGATTACTTAACAAATTCATAATTAAATTACTTTTACCAGCACGAGGAGGAGCAACAATACAGGTGCATGAGGGATGTATAGGTAAAACAGGATTTAATTTACTTTCATTTTCAGGGTCTTTTTTTACAGGTAATATTTTTAAAACGCTTTTTTTATTATCATTCATTTTTATTTTATTATATTATATTATAATAATATATAATTATTTACATAAAAATGGCTTATAATTTTTATCAACAACAAAAACAAGTATCCCAACAATTAGAACAACAAGTTAGTGGTTTTGCCGAAGCAGTATCACAAGAAGGAAGACAAGAAATAAGTGAGAGACAATCACAATTGGCACAATTATCACAAGAAACAGATATTGAAAGTGCTGAAGAAGAAAGTCAATTAAAACAAATAAAAATAGCAGGTGGAGCATCTATAGTAGAAGGCGCGGCTTTAGCATTTCCAGCATTAGGTGAAATTAAAGGATTAGTTAAAAAAGGTATTAGTTCTTATCAAAATATAAAGAGTAATATAGAAGAAGCAAAAGAAGCAATAACTAATATTAAACAATCTTCTAATAATATTACATCTTCATTAAATAGAAGTAATATAACAGAACCAGCTTCCAGAGAAGTTGAATATGAAAATCCATTATTTGAAAAATCACAAGCAACATTACCAAAAGAACAATTTGGTGACGATATAGATATGACAGGAAGACAATTATCAACAGAACCCACAGCAGTTTTACCTACTGAACCTGCTTTAGAAACACCAACTAAAAACCCAATATCAGAAAATAAATCAATAATGGGAGATGTTTCAGAAGGTTTAGAAACATCAGCATTAGAAGATATAGGAGAAGGCACAGAAAAAGCAGTTGTTAAACATAGTAAAGGACTATTAGGAACAATATTTGGTGATATAGGTGAAACCATTGGTGGAATATTAGACCCTGTAGGAGATATTATCACAGCAGGATTAGGTGCTTATAGTATTGTAAAAGGTATTCAAGATGAAGAGGAAAAAGCACCAGCACCAACACAAACATTACCACCACCATTACCTGTAGAACAAATACCAACTGAAATACAATCTACACCACAAGTAGGTATATAATTTTTTATTAAAATTTTTACAAAAAAAATTATAAAAAAAATTACAAAAAATTTTATAAAAATTTTTCATATTTTTAAATAAAAAATTTTACTATTTTTTTTTATGTTTTTATTAAAAAAAATATATATTATTATTATAATAATAATTATTAATATTTATAATGGCTCAACCAATTCTTAGACAACTTAAAATTCGTTCAGAGGAACAACAGACCCTTAATAAAAGCTATAATAAATCTACTGTGATTATACCAGCAGATGCTATGTATAGCACTGATTTATCACAATCTTATTTAAATCTTAAATTAAAGATTATTACAAATGCAGGTAAAGAACTAACAAGTGATGATTTAAAAACTCTTAACCAACATAATTTATCAGTATCTTTCGGTCATGGTTCTTTAGATTACAGTCCTGCTTCTCTAATTAAACATTGTGTATTAAAACGCGGTGATGGCAGTGTAATTGAGTCAATTCCCTTTTCAAATATATTAAGTCAATCATTATATCAATTTACAAATAACCGTGAAAGTGTTTCTAATAAGTCATTACTTTCTGGTATGTCTATTGAAAGCAATGCTATGACTGGTTCATTGTCTTCTATTGTAAAATCACCAATCCAAGTCCAAATTCCATTACAAGACCTTTTCCAATCCTGTAAATCTTCTAACTGGTTTATGAGTGAAACAAAAGGCTTAATAGTTGAACTTGAATTTGAAGACCGTAAAAATATTATGAAATTAAATAAAATTCATAGTATAATAACTAAAAAAAACGATATTAGCGACCCAACTCAAAATTTATTAAATCTTAAACCAACTATTGAATTTAATGACCTATTAAATTTTGAAGATAATTATTATAAAACTGTTGGAACATCTGTAGATTTACAAGAAACAAGTTTAAAATTATATGCTAATGAATATTTTAAACAACCCAATTTACAATTATTATCTGGTTCAGGTATTGATGACAATTTACCATTAAACAGAACATTAGTATTTAATGATGCTAATAAAAATATTAGTCTTGAAACAGCACAATCAAAAGGATTAAAAGTAGGTGATTACGTTAAAATGAATTTTAAATATAAAAGTGAAAAAATAGCCAAAAATTTTCAATTTTACAATAAAATAGTTCAATTTAATGATGCCACACCTGACACCCCAGAAGTTCCTCCTGTTTTAGAATATAAAAATATTGGTGGTGGTGTAGGTGGAACTGTTCCTGAATTATGGACTACTGATGCCTCAACTTATTTAAAAAACGGTGCCGTTGCTACTGATATTAAAACTGATGTTAAAATTGATGCTTCTACTGGTGCTTATAGTTTAGAAAATACAGTTTGGGCTGCCCCACCTGGTGATAATTCAAAAGATACAGCACAATATATTATACCTAAACAAGTATTAGGTGCTGGCAATACAGTAAATTTAACTATTACTGTAAGCAGTTATCAAGCAAACCCCCCAACATTTACTGTAACTGGTTCAGCACAACCCGTTCCTGCTCCAACTCCTGCTGTTCCTGGTGAAAATGCTGAAATTATTTTAGAAAATAGTTTATTCAGTGATGAACCAACTAAATATGAATTAGTTTATATTGAACTTGTTAATGGCAATTTATTTACTACTTATGATAAAAGTGCAAATGATTTTAGTGCTAATATTAAAAATAATAAATTAATAGTCAGCGAAACTGAAATTACATACCTTAAAGAAAAAGGTTTAATAAATGATGATTATACCATTACTAACTCATGCTTTGATTTAATAGTTCAAAATGAATATGTTGAAGCTGCAAAAGTCAAAGATATTATAGCATCTGGTTTAATTAGTAAATTATCACCTGAATTAATTGAAAATAATAAAACATATTCTAATGGTGCTTTTATTTTACCCAATACTGGTCGTAAAGTAAAACTTAATAAATTAGTTCAATTAGCTGGTTCTTTATATGAACTTGAATTTAGTAATTTAAATGTAGCAGAAACTTTTGGTTTTCAATTTAAAGGTGTTGATAGAACATCAAACAGTGTTAAATGGACTGTATCTGGTCTTGAAGCGCCTAAAGTTAAAATAGGATTTGTTAATTTTCAAAAAACCAAAGTTGCTTTAACTAATGCTGAATTAGTTGCTAAAATAGCCGAAGGTCTTACTTATAGTATTGATTTATTAGAAGTTGTAGTTCATCAACAAACTAAAAACAAAAAGATGCCTATGGCTAAAGTATATTCTACTTATTCTATTGAGCCATTCACTATTGAAGATAAAGTTTATCAATATGCTAAACAGTTTAACGTTTCAAATCCTAATACTTATAATATAGCACTACTTATGCCACTTGATAATGAAAGTTTAGTATCAACTGCTGTTAATCGTAACGTATTTAATTACAGATTTCAAATCAATAATATTTCTAATACTCAAACCGATTTACAACTTAAAACATTAGCAAGTGATTACCCTACAAGCTTACATTTAGATAAACTTATCGATTATTTTGGCAATAGCACCTATCCTATTAAAACTATGTTTGGTATTAAAGGCTTGGAAAATGTATCAGTTGTTCCTTCTATTTTACCCCTTAAAATCTATTCAGCAGATGACGGCAACTCATATTACACAAATCCCGAGGGTTTCACCGTTCAACTTAATATGTCAAGTGAAGAAACTGCTGGGTATATTAAACCTGGTGTATGCTATTTAATTAAATCTTGCCTTAAATCTCTTTAAATATATTTAAATTTAATAATTAATTTATTATTTTTTTTTTATAATTTTTATCTAAACTAATATTAATATATACTAATTAATAAAATGGAAAATTTATTTGAAAAACCAATAGAAGAACCTATTATTAAATCTACAAAAAGAATACAACCAATTAATGATGAAGATGAAGATATTTTACAATTAATTTTAGAAAAAGATAAAAAGAAAGAAAAAAAAGAAAAGAAAAAAACAAAAAGAGAAATGACTGAAGAACAAAGAACAGTATTAGTAGAAAGATTGAAAGGTATGAGGGAAACATTAGCATTAAAGCGAGCTGAAAAAAAGAAAGAAAATAATAAATCTAAACCAGAAGTAAAGCAAACAACTACTAAACAAGAAGTTAAACAAGAAGTTAAAGAAGAAGTTAAAGAAGAAGTTAAAGAACCTAAACAAACCAAAGTATCAAAAGCAAATGAGAAATTAGAAAAATTAGATGCTATTAATAATACATTAAATAAATTATTACAATATAAAGAAGAAAAACAAAAACGTAAAGCAGAAAAAAAAGATACACCAGAACAAACTTTACAAATACCTGAACCAAAAAAACAAGAACCAACACCAGAACCACCTAAACCAACAGAAAATAAAGATGTAGTAAATTCAAATCCTGAACCAAAACAAGAACAACCTCAAATAGAAAAACCAATAGAAACAATAGTTCCAGAATTACCAACATTTAAATCACTTAATTTTAAATTTAGAAGATTTTAGAAAATAAATTTTAATTATTTTTTTTTTTATTTTATAAATTAAATATATAATATATATAATATATATAATATATAAATTTTCATAATGTCAAGAACTTACTATTCAGCTATACAACCAAGTTCATTAAAGAGCTTTTATTCTCAAAATGATATTTGTGATTTTATAATAAAAATGCCACAAGGTCGGGCTATTGTTCCAGGTAGTATTAGATTAGCAGGTGATTTAAACATAACATGTGATCGTGTTTCAAACCCAAATATAACACTTGAAGATAGAGTTCATCTTGATATGTTCGCAGGTGCACACTCATTTTTACGTTCTATTAATACCCAAGTTAATAATATTACTATTGAAAACACCCAAGCATATCCCCGTATTGTTTCAATGATGGGACAAGCTACTGAAGATTTAGATAGTCTTAATTCTTCTTCATCAAATCTCTGTGAATTAAAAGGAACTACTAACAATTTTCAACTTATAGGTAATAAACTTGTTGATGATAATAGATGTATTGCTTTTTCACTTAAACCTATGATTTCTTTGAATATGGCTAATAACTTAATGGGTGCTGATAAATTTGGTAATATTCAATTGTCATTTGTGCTTGCTAATGCTGTTGAAGCATTATATACAAGTAATAAAGCAAATAGTGAACATATGACAAACAACGCAACTAAATTTTCAGCATTAAATTACAAGTTATTTAATCTCCTTCTTCAATGGACTGAAGTTGATATGACAGGTTCATCTGGTTCTATTGTTATGCCAGTTAAACACTTATACAATCAAACTATTACAAGTGAAACTTCTTTCCTAAACGTTCAAGCACCAGCACTTTACAATGCTATTAGTTTATCATTTATTAAACAAACTAAACGTAATAGTATTTTTTATAACAACCTTCAATGTGAAAAAATATTTGGTATAGACCAAGTTGGGGGTGGTCTTGAACTTTTAATTAATGGCACAGACACAATCATTCCATTTAGTATTCAAGATTACAATTTAGTTGCTCTTAACTATCTAAACTCACTTAATGGTTTAAATAACAAAAATTTAATAACAAATAAAGTTTTTGAAAATGAAACCTTTGGTATAGGCTTTGCTATGCTTACATCTTCTAATGATAGACTTGCTATACAATTAAAAATAAATTCATCAGATTATCAAAATGTTATACCTAAATATGATGCTTTCATTTTTGTAAATTCTTTTATTCAAATGTAAATTAAAATTGAAAAAAGATAAATAAATAATAATTTTGTTTTTAATATTTTTTTTTAAAAATAATATATTATTAATATAATATATATATATAATATAAAATAAAATGGAAACTAAAAGCATTCTTATCCTTCCAGCAAGTATTGATAAATACAGAGCGCACTATATTATACCTGGCACTTATAAGTATTTAACCAAGAAAATCAGGCTTTCAGATTTTCAACTTACAAACAGCCAACAAAAACCCATTTATTTTGGTGCTAAAGGTTTATACAGTTTAATTAAAAGTTTTTCTGTCATTAACAGAGAAGGTATAGTTATTGATAGTATGACTAATAGTGATTATTTAATTATGAAAATGATGCAACAAGAAAATCCTATTCAACGTGATATTAACAGATATATACACCAAAATATGTGTAATTCTATTCAAAGTATATCACCAGCACAACTTCAATTAACGGAGGAAGTCAATAAACAAGATGCTACTAAACTTGGAGCGTATATTGATTTATCATTTATGAGTGATTATTTAATGAAAAGAAATATTAGTAATGATTTTATGACATTGATGATTGAATGGGTTGATGTTGCTGACGTTGAAAATGGATATGAATTCAGTCGCCCACCTTCTCTATATTTAGATGAAGTTCTTACATCTCAACCAGTTGATAGTGATAGTGTTTTTGTATATAACACTATTATACCTGATAAAGTTGTTTTTTATGCTGAAAATGAAAAAGAAGCATCTGGTGCTTATGATATAAAAGCATTAAAAGAAAATACAACTGAAACACGTTTTAATAGTTATAATCAACAAATTGTAAAGAATATGTATTTTTATGTTCCCAGACAAAATGCTAATAGTTCTATTAATAATCTTGGTTTAACTAATGAAGATATTTTAGACATTAAAATAAATCTAATTAGTGATGGTGTTCAGGTTATGCCATACAGTGGTTTAGATAGTGATGCTAAAAGATTAGCACACCTAAACGATAATGTAAATGAAATGTGTATTCCTGCTATTGGTGCTTATTCTAACTTATCAACTGAATTTAATAATTTTAAGATGGAACAAAAAGTTGGTCTTTATAATCCTAATACTAATATTCAGTATTCTAATTCACATTCTTATACTGCTTTTGGTCTCAACAAAATGGTTATTGGTGAAATTATAGTTCAATTTTCTTGTAAAGCACTTAAAGAAAATCTAAATGAACCAATGTTTTTACAAACTTTAGCAGAAGTTCAACGTTTTTATAAACCATCTACAAATCAAGTTGGTAATTTAACTATGTAAATAGAAAGTTTTAATTATTGTTTTTTTTTATTTTTGATTATTAAAATATCATATAATTATATAAATAGATTAATAAAAATGGCTAATAAAAAAACAATTATAGGATGTAATAAATTTACAGATAATAGTAGTATAAGTAATAGTAATTGGACTACTAATTTAAAAAAGAATATAACATTACAACCTGGTGATAATATAAGTGTAAAAACCAGTTTTATTGATACGAGAAATAAAGTAGCGGGATATTATCAAATACCAAAAGATGTTGTAATATCAATGAATTATTACTTTTATTATATAAATCGTGGTGGTAATCAAATACGCTCTCAACAATTACAAGATGTATCACCTAATGACCCAACACTAAATAATAAACAATGTTTAGCTTGTGATATATTATCACCAGGCACAAATATACGTCAAAATGCACAAAATGAAGATTTACCATTTCCACAATATGGTTTAGATCCTACTTATACAGGTAATGTATATCCACCTATTACTGACCCTAATAATGTATATAGTCAATATGTATCAAGAAATCACCCAGCATATAAATCACAAACGTTGCCAGTAACAGATGATTTAACACCAACAGGTAAAGTTCCTTCTAATTTATGTCCTTTATTAGAAAGTATATATCATTGTTGGAGTCAAATTAATTTAACTAATGTAGCAAGTAAATATGTTAATAAAAATGGATTTACAGATGTAGTAGCTTATGCTAATAACCCCAGCGGATTTAATACAACTATTGATGTTGCTTCTGGTGATGGGTTGCCATATCTATTACATTATTTTATACCTGAAAATTTAAATAAAAATTTTGTAGCTTCACCTGTTAATTTTAGTGACATGGTAGTAGGTCAAACTTATTCAATATTAGAAGTTGGTTTACCTTGGAATGGTGGTTATAATACTAATTGGTTAAATATTTCTTCTACATTAACAACACCTACAATAGGTGAAAATTTTATTTGTGAATCAAATGTAAATACACCTTATACATTTACAGATATATCAAAATTTGACACTGTTAATTCATTTATAATAAATAATTCAATAGGTTATGATTTTAGTAAATATGGCGGTGAAGCTTTACCAGAAAATACAAATGATGTTATAAATTTATCTGATGTTGTATCTGGTAAATGGTATGAATTTATAAGTGATATTACACCTAATTTTAATGATGGAACAATAATTACAGATTATAATACATATTGTGGTATGCCAGAAAATACTAAACCTACAATAGGAACTCAATTTATAGCAAATGCTAATGCTACAACTCCATTAGCAATTAATAATAATATAATTCAAAATATTGCTATTGGTATGAATATACAAGTAATTAATCAAGGTTTAGTTTATTGGGATTTATTAGGTTATAATTCAAATATACCAAGTAATAATGATGTAGATATAACTAATATTGAGCCAAATGTTCCTTATAGAGTAATATCTTTAGGTAATAAATGGGGAATTAACAATCAATTTTACCAATCAGATTTAGGTAATAACTTAAATATTGTAAATAATATAGTATCTTTCCCAAATAATCAAACACAAAGCCCAAATACTTTTGATTATACATTGGATTTACAACAATTAACACCACAATTTAACGGTGAATATTTTGTTGTAATTGATAATAATAATTTACCTGATAGTGTATGGGAAACTATTTTTGACCCTGTATTTTATCCAACCGAAGCACCTGCTTTTCAAGCTGGTTCAATATTAAAATTAAGAGCAATAACTACTATACCTATGCCTGGTGTTATTCCTGGTTCAAAAATACAATGGTTAAGTATGATGGCTATTCCACCACGAACAAATATTACAGTAACACCTATGACAAATTTTAATTATGATATATGGTCTTTAATAGGTTATACTGATAATGATACATTTACAACAACAAGAAAATTAACCGAAAATGATTTTATAGAATTTAATTGGGTTGGTGGTATAACTGGTGGTAGTTTTACTTTTATAAATCCTGAAAATATGTTGAGAAATTATCAACTACCTGTTCCTTTTACATTTACTAAAACTTTAAATACTGATAGTATAACAGATACTACATATCAAGCCAATTTAATACCCACAGATAAAATAAAAGAAATTGTAAATTATACTTTTCCTTTACCAGCATTTAAACCTAATAAACAAATTAGTAATTTAATTTATAATTCATCTATTAATGCTACAGTAGTATCAACTGGTCAAGTTGGTGATGAAAATATACAAACAAATGAATATGATAATACAGCAATGAATACTGGTAAAATGATACCATTTACAAAAACCTGGAAGTTTAAAATTAAAGCAGGTAGTTATTCACCTGAATATTTAGCTGAAATAATATCAAGAGCAATGTCTCAACAAAAACCAAAACAGAATATTAAAAATGGTAAAATAAAAATATCAACTCCTATTGTTAATATTAACGAACAAATGATAGATAAAAAAACAGAGATAATACAAATTGGTGAAAATTTACCTACACCACCACAATGGTATAATGGTTATCAAGGAATAACAGGTTGGTCGTATAATCCTATATCTAATCAACCAACATTTAATAAAGTATTTAACGTTCAAAATACACCTGCTAATCAAGCACACCCATTTTTACATCAAGGAGGTTTTCCATTTACACAACCTAATAATATTGATACATGGGCTGATTTAGATACATTAAATTATAATTACATACCAAATAATCAATTTGTTCCTAAAAATAAAAATATATTACCTTCAGGAGATAATCTTGATAATACAACACTTCCAATAAATCCAAAATATACAGAAAATGATTTTAATTATAATGCTGAATTAACTGGTGATGATACACCATTTTTATATCGTCCTAATGCTTATGGAACAAGGTGTTCTTTTGATGATACACTAATGAATATTAAATTAACGTATAATGATGCTAATTTAGAATATTTAAATGATATTCAGCAATTCGGTAAAATAAAAGATGCAAGTATAAAAAATATTGAAATGAGTTATAAACCACTTTGTAATGATGCTATTAGTGATTATTTTCAACAAATTCAAAATTCTGTATTTACAGAAGGAGAGAGTGATAATACAAACTATTCAATACGTCCTGTTTGTAGTGTTCCATTTACTCAATTAGGAGTATCTTTACAAGGTCAATCATCAGCAAATAATTATACAAGTTCTTTACCATCTGGTAATAGAAATTTAAGCTCGCCATTAGTAGGTTCTACACAAATGAGTTTAACTTTCAATGACGAAAATAATAATCTGTTTTCGTTCCCTTACTTACATTCTGGTATATATAGTAAAGTTGATCCAACTACAACGGGAACAGTTGAAAGCGTTGCTATTTATAAAAATAAGCAGTATATTTATCCAAATCCAGATACTAATCCTGAACCTATTGTTGTTGATTCAATTTTTCAATGTCAATCCCAGTCTGGTATTCTATTAAAAAATTTAACTGCCGAATTTGTTGATGGAACTGAATCTACATTTTGGCAGGATTTAGGATTTGATGTAAATGCTATTACAGCACAAAATAATAAAACAACACCAGATACTGATACATTTCAGATACCATATAATGACTTTTTAAGTAAAACAACACGGGGATTTAGTGGCACTGGTAATATTTATGATAATCAGTCAAAATCTGATTTGAATGAGATAGCCCCTATATCATATTACGATAGTTATACCATTTCTGGTTGGGTAGGTCCCCCTATATATCAAAACAATCAAGGTGGTTTCGGTTATAACTGGTATTACAAGAATAATTTTATAAATTACAATAGCCCTTTATATTTTTCAGTTGAAAAAACAATATCTGTAGACGCTGGCAGAACTTTTACAAATTTAAATGATACAGGACATATTTTGTTAAGTATTGAGGGGTTCAACGGTGAATTAATAAATACTGAAACTGTTTTAAATATTAAGAGTATAGTATCAAGTTATTATTCAAGCGCTAATTTTATTACTAACCCAGACCTTGAAAGCATTGTGTATGAGCACGTCGGTGAACCTATGGAAATAAACAGTTTAAAGATAGTTTTAATTGACCCCTTCACTAACCAAGAAATTGAAAATATTGGTCCTAATAGTTCAATATATTTAGAAATTACACAAGCATTAAATTTTCAAAATGGAAAAGAACAAAAATAAATAATTTTTATCTCACCTAAATATAAAATGGAGAATATAATTTTAAATGATGATTGTTTTAATGTTTTTAGTAAAATACCTAATAAATCGGTTCAGTTAGTTTGTGTTGATTTACCTTACGGACAAACAGATTGTAAATGGGATAGTTGTATTGATTTAGATAAAATGTGGGTTGAATTAAAAAGAATTGGTAAAAATAATTGTCAATATGTTTTTTTATGCACAACTAAATTTGGTAATTCCTTAATAAATAGTAATCCAAAATGGTTTAGGTATGATATTATATGGGAAAAATCAAAAACATTAGGGGCGTTAGATTGTAATAAAAAACCATTAAGGAAACACGAAATGATATATATATTCAATAATTGTGGTGAAGATGATATAGATAATTGTCGTAATTTAGAAATGAGAGCATATGCTGAAAAAGTTAAAAATTATATAGATAAACCTATAAAAGAAATAGATTTAAAAGTAGGTAATCAAGGGACACATCGTTTTTATGCTTTTAAAACATCACAATTTAGATTACCAAAAAAAGCAACATACGATAAACTAATAGAACACTTTAAAATAGATAAAATGAATGGATTTATACCATTTGATAAATTGAAACCATTTGAAACCATTAAAATGATATACAACCCACAAAAGACAGAAGGCAAACCATATAAATCTAATTACACAGGATATAAGGGTGAAGTATATGGTGATAAAAAATCAAAGCCAATAGATAATAAAGGTGATAGGTTCCCAATATCTATTTTAAAATTTGGTTATGATAAAGAGAAACTACACCCAACACAAAAACCCGTAGCATTATGTGAATGGATTGTTAAGACATATTCAAATGAGGGTGATTTAGTATTAGATTTTACAATGGGTTCAGGTTCAACAGTTGTAGCTTGTATCAATACAAAACGTAAATACATAGGAATAGAAAAAGATAAAACTATTTTTGAAACCGCAAAAAAAAGAATTGAAGAATTAGTTTAAGTTTTAAAATAAAAATATAAATATAATATAATATTTAAATTTAAAAATAAAATATTTGTATAATATAATAGACAGTAAATAATTTTTAATAATCTAAATATATAGTATATTTTCAACTATGGATAAAATACAAGATAAATTTGTAAATGATTTAACAAAAAAAGGTGTATCACCTAACACAGTAAAGAATTATAAATCTCAATTTAATTCTTTATTAGATTTGTTTAATTTTCCAGACAACCTAAAATTTTTGACTACACCAGAACAAAATATAAAATTAATAGATGAAAATTTTAAAAATCCTAATACAAAAGCATCTAAAATTAATATTATAATGGTAATCATTAAAAATTTTTATTCTGGTGATAAAAAATGGGAAGATATCTATAAAATCTACGAAGTGTATAGAGATAAAATTAAAGAACAAATACAATCACAATATGCAACAGGAGAAGCTACAGATAAACAAAAGCAAAAGGTTTTAACAGAACAAGAAAAGCAAGAGATAGAAAAACAATTAAAAGAACAAATACCCAGAACAATCAAACATCCTTATCAATTAGTAAAATTAAGAAACTATATAATTTACAAAACATTAAACTATTTATTAACAAGATTAGATATAGGTGATGCTAAATTTGCGATTTATAAAAAAACAATTAAGTATGATATTAATTATAATTGGGTATTGATTAATAAAAAAGATAAGAAAGTATTTTATTATCAGAATCAATTTAAAACAAAAGAAACAGAAGGACGCAATGAATATGAATTAGAATCTGAAATGTATAAATATTATTTAAAGTATTACAACGCGTTGGTTAAATTAAACCCAGTTAAAGCCGAAGACGGTAATATATATTTTCTTTATAATGAAGATTTACAAAACAAAATAACTTTAGGAACATTATCAAAAGTATTTATTAAATTAGGTATTAATACTATTAATAAGCCTTTATCTATACATATATTAAGAACAGATATAGCAAGTGAAGATACACCAGCACTAAACAAAATCAAATCAAAAGCAAAAAAAATGAACCACGACCCACGAACACATATTACGTATTATATGAAGAAAGATTTAAGAGATTAAATTATTATTATTATGTAATTTTTATGTAATTTTTATGTAATTTTTATGTAATTTTTATGTAATTTTTATGTAATTTTTATGTAATTTTTATGTAATTTTTATGTAATTTTTATTTTATTTTATTTTATTTTATTTTATTTTATTTTATTTCTTATATTATCCAGAATAAAAATATTTATATATATTAGTAGCACGATGAATTATCTATTTTAATTAATATCTAATATTAATATAAAATGACAAAGAAGAAAATATCTGCTACTAAATCTACACAAACAACAATCAATGA